AAGCCGGGAAGGATGTTTGGTGTAAAAAATGCGTCGGACAGATTCAAACAAAAGACGAAATGCGGGAGTACTTCTTCGAGAACCATAGAAAGTGGGACGAGAAGATTTGGGAAAACGCAAGAAAAAAAGCTAAGTATACTGCTTCTCAGAACGAAAAGTTTATGCGGCTTTCAGAAGATATGCGGGAGTCCTTCCTCGAAAAGATGACATGCGAGCAGGTTCCCGGTATTATGCAAATTAACTACGAATACATCGATAACTCTCAGGACATTAACATTAATTCCTATCAGGAAGCTAAGGAAGCAGGACAAATTGTCGAAGGAGAGGGCAAGTCTAAAGACGCAAACGTCAAGACTTACGATGCCTTCTTTAACGGAGACTTTAAACCTGCTGAACTGGAATACCTGCAGAATTACTATAACGAGCTGGACGAACAGTTCGACCTTACAGATATTGCTATGCGGGACAATGCTAAGAAATTAGCAAAAGCGTCTTTAACAGCGGATAAGGTTCAGAACGATTATATGGCAGGTCGTTGCAGTATGCAGGATGTTACAAATGCTAATGCTTTCTACAACTCTCTTATGACAATGGGTAACTTTGCGGCAAACAAACGCAAACCCGGAGATAAAGCAGGTTTATCCAGTTGGGCAGAAACAACTCAATACTGCGAAACACACGGGCATCCCTGTGTTAAGAAAATTGAGTGGCCTAAAGATGTTGTAGACACAGCATTAGACGGACTGGGATACATTATAGAATCTATGCGGGACGAAGAAATGGGGGATGTTAATTGAAAAACATCCTGAAGGTAGTGACGTCTTATGCTTGATACCAGGCAACGTACTCCTGCTAGAACTACTCTAAGAACTCGTCCCGGTACTATTACAAACTGGGATGCTATAGAAAAACAGGTTATTTATTATCGGACGCATATGGATATGTTTATTGAAGCTGCGTTCGAACCTGTTCAACTAACACCTCTTCAACATGTTATTGCCCGTGGAGTCGGAAACGCTACAACATCTGCAATTGTTGCTCCACGTGGATACGGCAAAACATGGCTTACTGCGTTTATTGCGGTAAGTCTGGGTTGCCTTTATCCGGGAACTTCTATTCTTGTTGTTGCGCCTACAGCAGACCAGGCTACCCGTATTGCGGAAAAGATACGCGACTTGTGTAACGAGAACGATAATTTCAAAAACGAAATTAGGCCTACAAACGCAAAGACGTATGTATCTATTAGTAAAGACGAGTCTACCGTTACGCTTAAGAACGGTTCAACTATTTGTTCTGTACCGATGGCGAGAGCACGTTCCCGGCGTGCAAAGATGGTCATTGTCGACGAAGCACGCGATGTCGATATGAAGATCTTGAGGGCCGTAGTAAATCCTGTAAGAAACGAAACACGTTATAATGCCAGAACTTATAAATTCGAAGACTTTGACTCTAAAATTATCTACATTACATCTGCCTGCCCGAAGAACTTTGAATTCTACAAAGAGTTTGAACGTATTGTTCAACGCAGGGCAGCTGGAGATAAGTCTTACTTTGCTTGCGCCCTGCATTATAAAACACCTATTGCTGAAGGGCTTACTAAGCCAAGTTTCTACGAAGAGGAAAGACGGTCTAACCCGGAAACAACATTCCAGATGGAATACGAATCTAAGTTTTTAGGTTCTTCGGAGAATTCTGCTTTCCCATTTGAGCTTGTGCAAAGCTGCCGTACCTTAAACAATATTGAGATGGAACAGCCGAAAGGCTCTAAGTCCAGATATATTATTTCTCTGGACATCGCTACATCCAAAGCAAAAGGTTCTGATAACAGCATTCTGATGGTGCACAAGTTTACCGAAAAGAAAGACGGAGCGTTTGCACGTAAGGTGGTTCACATAAGATCTTACAAAGGTGAACCGCTGGACTTTTTAGCAGAAGAAGTCCGGAAATATTACCATATTCGTTTTCCTAACTGTGAGAAAATCGTATACGATGCTCGTGGTATCGGAGACAGTTTCGACCGTTTCTTCGATAAGGAATGGCTTGATGTAGAGTCGGGCAGAGAGTATCCGCCTCTTGTAGTAGATGATGAACCTCTGTCTAACCCGGACGCAAAACAAGCCCTGCATCCTTTTAGGGCGGTTAATACGCTTAACCAGAGAATTTATACTAACCTGAGAGTTGCTCTGGAAAAACAAAATATCGAGCTTCCAAACTCTTATCGTTTAATTAAAGACCAACAGGCAGAGTTGGAAGAAAGCAAGCGCATGTCTAAAGAAGAGCTTGCTAACTATCTTGAAGCAGATGCTTTACAGATTGAAATGGGCAACGTTGTCGCAAAAACAGGCGTTAGCGGAAACGTCCTTTACGATGTTCCAAAGAGTGGAATGCATAAGGATAGATACTCATCTCTGGCAATGGGCAACGACTACATTTCCGAATTGGAAAAGGAAAATATAAAACTCCACCGTCACGGAGTTCCGTGTATTGGTGTTGTAAGTCATTTTTAACGAAAGGTGGGACGCCCAATGGGCTTTATGGATAGGCTGTTTAGCCGCCCTTCAACTGAGGCGTCCAGACCTCAGCCAAAGAAAATAGACATCGCCGTAGGAGCAGATCCAGACAAAGACGAAACTATTCAAAGTTTCGAAAACTCCAACATTACATTTGGTGGCGAACTGGTCGGTTACGACTATTCAGCTATTCTTCGAAACAAACAGGACAACATCGTAACACTGTATCAGTTGGCAGATTATTATGCTGATGCCGATCCTATAATCAGGGGTATTATCGAACATGTATATATCCCCTACTCTACTTGTTCTGACTGGTATCTTACAGGTTCTAAGGAAAAGACATATGCTCTTTACGAGGAACAATACAAAAGAATGCGGTTAAGAGAAAAGATTACCGGAATCTTTAAAGAACTTTGGAAGTACAGCAATGTATGTTGTTATCTTTACAACGGCGATTTGATTACTCTTCCGGTTCACAAATGGAAAATCGGTAATGTTCTTTTTAATGGTACTCCAATTGTGGAATATAATTGCCAGTCTATTATTAACCAATTCAGGACAAAAGGATACAGTGTTAAAGAGGATTTCCTGAAAGACGGAGATATAAAAACTGTTTTAAAGGGTTATCCGGAAGAAATTCAAAAAGCTATTGTTTCCGGTCAGGAATATGCACAGTTGAATCCTGAAAACACCTTTGTGCTTCAACTTCCGAAAGAAGGTTGGATGCGTTATGCTGTGCCTTTTATCGCGTCTTGTCTGCCGGCTCTTGCTAAGAAGGAGCTTATATCTGCTTACGAGACTTCCATACTTAATATCGGCAAACGTTCGTTTGTCCATGTTACATACGGAGAAAGCGGAAAGACGCAGGATATACTCCCGGACGAGCGTCAATTAACTCAAGTTAGACGTTTATTCCAACAGGGTATGTCAGGATTCCCACTTGTTGTAACAAACCATCTTGCTAATGCCAAACTGATTCAAGCCGACCTTGACGATTTGTTCCAGTGGGATAAGTACAAAGACGTAAACAATGACATTCTTTCTGCTGGTGGCGTATCTGGCATCATTGTTTCCGGTATTGCTGAAGACGGTTCTACGTTTGCTTCCGCGCAGGTTAGTATGCAGACCGCAGAAACCAGAATCAACGCAGCTCGCGACGAGTTCTGCGAAATGATGACCAAGATAAACGAACGGCTGACTGAATTTATACCCGGTACTTATAACCTGAAAGATATTCCAGAATTCAGATTCCAGCCTCTCAGCATGGAAGGTAAGAAAGCTATGCGCGAGAAATGCATTGAACTCTGGACAAAAGGTACTGTTTCAACTAAGACAATGATGAAGACTGTTGGATATTCTGTCGAAGTTGAAAAGACTTTACGTGAGAAGGAAGCTGAAGACGGAACGGATGCTGTATTTAAGCCTCGTGAAGTAAAAGCTTCTTCTAATACTAAAACTACGGATAATCAAAACGATGGAAAGCAAGGTCGCCCAACTAAAGACGATAGTGAGCGACAAAGCGACCCGAAGAGCTCAGAGACCGGGCGTCAACCTAAGCCGAGCAATCCAGAAGGTTCTGAGAAACAGGATGACTCAGGATAAAAAATAAGACGTTGGGCGCGTCGTTAAATAAGGCACCTGAATTGTTTAAGGTTAACAACAAACCTGGGCTGCCGTCGCCACAAGTGCGGCTGTATATATATCTTCCAGCGCCTCTGTTGAACGGCCAACATTAAAACCGATGCAGCGTTCACAACATGCGTACATCTGGAAGGTACACGGGCATTCTTCAGGATGTAAGTCCCGTGTTTTTCTTTTATATCTCCACCGAAAGGTGTTGATATAGATTCGCCTTCGATTCTCCTTTGTCTCCCATCACTGGAAATCGAAAGCACGAAGGAGATTCGACATGAACAAGCTTGTGTTTGCATCCGTCATCTCCGAAATCAAACAGTCTGATATTTTCATGACTGTTAAAGCCCGCATCTGCGAAGCTCCTGCGGCGAATCTTAATGGAGCTAGAGTTACCGAAGATTTCATTTCTGAAATAGTCGATAACAAAGAGCGGTATGTGGGTCTGCCGTTATATGCGGACGTTCGCGCCCTCATAAACGGTAACTATCGCCGACTCGGCCATCTGTACGATAGCAGGACAGGCGAATTCCATTCCACACAAATCGGTTCGTTTTATGATTTTGAAAAAGAAGAACTGGACGAAGGCTGTGCTTTAGTTGGATATGCACGTATTGCTAAGAGGAATAAGAAACTTAGCAAGGCTATATCTGAACTTTTTACAGACGGAGCCCTGAAATTCTCTTTTGAAGTTGCTGTCGGAGAGTACGAAGAACTCGATGACGGTACGATTCTGATTGATGTGTCGGACAGTAATTACCTGGAAGGCACTGCCATTGTGACCTTCCCTGCTTGCGAAGAAGCTGTGGCTCTTGAATTAGTGGCACAGCGTAAAGCAGAACAATCTGCTGAAGCAGATGACATTGAAGGTGGTGAGAAGGAAATGGCGGACAACAAAGTTCTCGAAGCCGAAGAGGTTATCGAGCAGCCAGTTGTGGCTGAAGAAACCAGTTCCAAAGCCGAAGTAATTTCCGAAGAGACTGCTGAAGCTACCGCCGAAGCTAACACTGAGGAAAACGCTGCGTGCAAGGAAAAAGAAAAAGGTGAAGAGGAAACTGAAGAAACTGCCGAAGTAAACGCAGAAGCAAAAACTGAAGTTACCTCTGAAACCGAAAATGCTGAACAGCAAAATGCTGCTGTTGTCATTCACGAATATGACGAACAATCTCATTCCGTGTATGCTTACGATACAGAATCTGGAGTTGACGTAAGTCAACGGGTCTCTATCGAAACACATACAAGCCATGTAGAACCTGACGCTCAAATCGTTGAAGCTGATGACGGACTTCATATTGCTGAAGCCAGCGGCGAAGGAACAGAAAGTGGAGATACAACTCTCAACGCAACAGACGGCGGTGAAGATTCCGGCGGGTCCGGTGATAATCCTGACCCCGAACCTGCTGCTGACGACACTGTCGTAACTGATGCTACTGAATCCAAGAAAACCGCTGAACAATTGATTGCTGAACTTGCTGAGGTTGTAGAAAATCTTAAGAATGAAATCGCAGAACTGAAGGAGGCCAAGGTTATTGCCGAAGCTAAAACGGTTACTGCTGAAATCAATCCAATGATGGCCGACATCCACAGTGAGAGTAAGTACACCTTACTGGAAAAGGAAGAAAAACCTTCCAGTTATTCTCTGCTTTCCAAGTAAAGCAGATTAAGACCCCGTCAATTACGACGGGGTCTAATTCTATTGAAAGGACTGAATGGCTATGGCTGGATACATGACTAAGCTTCAAGGCTACGTGTATGAAGGCGAGCTGGTAAACGGTGCTGCCGCTGCTGTTGAAAACGGCATCCTGATGGTCGAAGGCACTGGAGATAATGTTGGCAAGCTGGTTTTGCCAAGTGCTGATACTACTACCAAGCTCATTTGTAAGGAAGTCACCGCCATCTATGATGGTGTGACCGCTTATCGTTTCATTGTCGATAAGCTCAATGCTCGTTACTACTTTGTGGAGAACGGCTTTGATATTAACGATTCTGCTGCTTATGACAAACGGACTTATACGACTGCTGTCGGTGGAGAGCTTCGCGCTCATCCGCTGCTGGTTGGTGAAGAGTTCGTGACTGACAAAGTGACTGGTACTATCGCCGCTGGCACCGCTTACGGTGTCAAAGCCGATGGTACAGTCGGTTAATGGAGGTGCACGAACATGGCTGAAATTAAAATCGAACGCGGCATGAAGCTGATTAAGGTTCTGGCTGCGCAAACCCGCAATGAGCGTGTTGACTCCGATAAGATTGAAGAGGCAAATCAGATTGTTGCTGAACTGACTCAGGATCTGAATCCTCAGAACATCCATCAGATTGGCCAGATTGTGGCCTTTACTGTTGAAGAGCTGCAACAGCACGCTCTGGACTTCCTCGGTACAATTGCCGATATCAAGAATATTTCCTACGGTGAAAAGGCTGCCTTTAAAGTGAAGACCGGCGGAATCAAGGCTGTTATTCAGGCTAAGGGTTCTACCACTCCGCGTAGCTATGTGGCCGACAGCCAGATTTTGGTTGACACCAAGGAAATCTCTGCCCGTCCTGCCATTAACATCATTGACCTGCGGGCCAATCGTGTGCAGGCAGCTGATCTGATTCGTGAAGCTAACGAGAAGATTACCGAAAAGAAGCTGAAGATGGCTCAGCAGGTTCTGCATGCTGCTATCGCTAACTTCGGTTCTCCGTGGTATGCTGCTTCTGTCGGTGGCCTGAATCAGGCTGCTCTGGACGCTCAGCTCATGCACTTCCGTCGGTTCGGTCCTGTGACCCTGCTGGGCGACATGGCTGCTGTGTCTCAGCTGGCTCCTCTGACTGGCATGGCTATTAATGCTACACCCACCATGCAGTACAGTGGCTCTATGCTGGATGAGCGTAACCAGAATGGCTTCATTGGCAAGTACAATGGCTGCGATGTTGTGGCTATGACCAACGCTTACGATGAAGATGGCGTTACTCCTGTGCTAGCTACTAATTGGCTGTACATCATCCCCGGCGGAATGTCTGCGGATATGCGCAACCTCAAGCTGGTCAATGAGGGCGGCATCAACGCTCTGTCTAGCCAGAACATCGACGACATGGTCTATGAGACCCGTCTCGACTGCTGGTTCGGCGCTGCGTTCGTCACTGGTAAGAATCCTACAGCTGGTGCTCATCAGCTTTAATTTTACCAAAAACAAAAAGGGAGAGGCTCTTCTGGGCCTCTCCCTTTTCTTAAAACAAAACATGAAAGGTTGAAGGAACAATGATGAACGGAGATACAAAGCTTCGCGTTTATAATCGTTGTAACTACGACATTGGCGTGACGCTTACTTCTGGGCAGAAACCAAACATCCGTAAAGATAGTTTTCTGCCACTGTCAGTTGATGACATTCTTTATATCGAAAGTATTTCTGGAAATTTTCTGCCGTTCTCTTCCAGAAAACTTGTAGCAGTTTCTCAGGACGGTAAAGAGCTTACGTTGGAAGATGTTGGTGGTTACACCAACACTTATGCTGAACAGCACGCCAGCGAAGATGAGATTATGGCAAATCTCAAGAAACCTTATAAGTCTGTTGAGAGTTGGCTGAATAAGATTACTGACCCTATTGAACTTCACGCTATTAGCGAAGTTGCAATCAAGATGGATTTGCCGGGCAGTAAGCTGAAACTTATTCAAGCAAAAATGCCTAATGTAGATTTACTCAGCCCTATTGAAGAATAATTCAAAGAAGGAGTGACTGATGTGCTGAACGTTACAAAAATGGCAAAAGAACTGCAAGAATTAACAGCTTGGCAGGAGACGCCTGAACAATTAACAGAAGCAGATTATGTCAAAATGGTTGTTCGCGCTGTCAAAAAGTTCTTTGTCGACATCAATCACCCGGCTGAGTATGACCAAACTTTGTGGACAACAAACGAAGATGACGATACATGCTACGATAGAGACTTTCTTTTGGATGAAGAAGAATATATCAAGATTCTTTGCAGAATTGAGTTTTTCTCAAAAGTCCAGACGGATGTCAATAATGCGTTTGGTTATTCTACTAACGCCTTAACGGTAACAAATGCAGATAAACCTTATGCAAATCTGAAAGATACACTTTCAGAAATCCAGCATGAACGTCGAATCGTTTTTAATAAAATGGTTCGCTATACACTTGGCGGATAAAAGGGTGAAGGAAATGAGCGACTGGACTGTGAAAATCGAGTACAAAAACAAAGAACTGGAAACAGTTGTAGAAAAAGAATACGACTTTCTCCAGTATACAGAAATGCTCGACTTAGGTCTGAAGGGCATTCTTGTAGATGTCGAAAACGCTTTCTATGCTCTGCAAGACAATAAGCAGAAAGAGGACTGGAGCGAAGATGCACAGTCTCGCTATAAAGCTATTCGTCACAAGATTCTGGATAAAGCTAATGCAATTCGCAGACTTCCCCAGAGTCTTAATTATAAAGGCACTTCTCCTCTTGCGGTCAGCTTCAGCGATATTATTGCTGCTCAGTTGAACGCAGAATAAAAGAAAGGTGGCGGTAATATGTCGATACCTTATGTACCGCAAGGTACATCCAAGCGGTTCAAGGTACCACGTACATTGGCCGCCGATTTTACAGCTTTTTTAAATCAGGATATTCCAAATACAGTTATGGATTTTGAACTAGTTCCAGACTGGATCGCAAGAGAAACGGATGAATTATACGAAAAGCAATATATTCGTGGTGAAATCTATCCTGATTCAACAAAAAGCCGTTATGAAAACACCGATAATAATATGAATTTCCGAGCAGATGTAAACAGTGGAATTAAAAAAGGCGATATGATTATTGAACCTGATAACACTATTTATATCTTAGACTGGGCAATTCATCTTGAGTCTAACGATGCTCCATCCCGTGCTGTTCGTTGCAATATGTATCTTACTATAACAAGATGGAAAAACGCTCCTGTAGATGAAGATGGTTATCTTGTTGATGACCTTGGTTATGTTGTACATATTGATAATCCAGAAAAAGAAAGCGAAGGAGAAAACAAAGTCATTGTCAACAAACTTCCGGCAAACGCATATCGTTACGACGGAAGACCTGAATACGTTGCAGTATCTGGCACTCCCGGTACAATTGCAGGAGCTTTGACTCTGCTCACTGTTCAATATAATGAGCAAACGAAGCTTATCCAGATTGGAGATAAATTTAACTGGGGTAACGATACTTACGAAATAGTTGATATAGACAAAGTTGGACTTAATATTGACGGTGAATACGGAACGTTAAAACTTCAAGCAAAGAGAGCGGCTGGTGGTCTGCATGGGTATGAATGATATTGCGGAAGTTTATGCTGCTGCTATAGAGGAAGACCTTCAAGATATTCCAACGTTTGCAACGAATCTTGAAAAATCAAGACGAGCTGTATGGGCTACTGTTGCACAATCAGAAGAGGAACGGTCAGCTATTGCTGAAGCCGTTGATAATTTTGAATATCAATTCACCAGAAGTGGAACATCTTTTCAACTTGAAAGAAAAGATAAAGAAGAATTATTTGTTGAGAGTTTGTTGATACAAGGCAAACCTACTCCATATTCTGGCGGTGCGGGTGGAACAGTAACACATCTTGACGGTACTGAAACAGCTTCGAAAGTTCCAAAGAACTTACAAGGTCAGCCTTTGCCTTGGTATGCTTGGGGTGCAATGCCAATAGAAGAAGAAACAAGAGCTATTCTTGAATCTACTATTCCTGAAATGATTAGTAGTTCGGCTAGCAATTCTTCTGCTGGAGCTAAAGCTGTGGAAAATGTTCTTTCTCAATCACTTCATTTAGGAGGCGGTTCATGATGCGTGGCTGGATAAACGCATGGAACAAGATTATCCGGGAAGTAATCTGGCCCGACCATGAATTGAAAGTCTTGATGAAAATGCCTCCGAAAACAGGCATTATTCAATTTATTGACAGATATTTTATTCGTGCCGGATATACGAACACACTGTTAACAGATGAAGTGTGCCGTATTGTGTATGCTGACGTTCAAGGTTCTCAAACAGAAGTTCCAAACGTCAAACGAAATATGATGACGTTTGATATTTATGTTAAACAAGAGGAACTCCATAACTTTGGAGAAGATAGACTTGTGCTCAGAACACAAATGATTGCTGCACGATTAAAAGAACTCCTGACCCAAGAACGATATCTGAAAGGAACTGGTTATCGGTTCTGGGTAGCTGGAGACTGGGATTTAGGAACAAGGACGACTGGGTATGCAAGATACACCATCGCCTTTTACTATATGAAAGTTTATTAACTTTCAATGTGGTTACAATACCATAAAGGTTATAAGGCTTGTTGTGCTACAGCAAAGTGATGCTGAAGTTGAATGGGAGCGACGGAAGCTAAACTTGTTGTAAATATTCAATAAGCGAGGTAATGCGCTATGGCGACTTACGTCAAAGAATTCCAAGGCTACATAGCCGATGTCCCTCGTATGTGGTTGGCCAACGCTTAAGCCACCTTACACAGTAATGTGTATGTAAAACACTGCTTAAACGGAGAAACTCTTCTTATCCATTATTATATTTTATCAAATGTAATTCGCGCATTCGAAAAAGACCATAATGGAGAAAGAAGACAACTTACCGTGCTAAAATGAGATGGAGGCAGTGTAATGTATTATGTTTATGCGCACATAAATAAAGTTAACTTAAAGATTTATATTGGAATAACAGCTAATCCCGCAAGACGATGGTTGCATAATGGTAAAAATTATTATACAAGCACTTGTTTCTATGCAGCAATTAAAAAGTATGGATGGGACAAATTTGAACATGTTATTTTAAAAAATAATTTATCTAAAAAAGAAGCTTTCGATATTGAAAGATATTTAATTAGTTTACATCGCAATGATTCTTACAATATTGCTGATGGCGGTAATTGTGGACCAGTATTATTTGGAGAACGAAATCCAAATTATCACAAAGTTCGCTCTGAGGAACATTGCAAAAAACTTGCTGAAAGCTTAAAAGGTCATTATGTTTCAACTGAAACAAAACAAAAGATTAAAGAAAACAATAAGATGAAAAGAACTTTAATGTGTGTAAAAACAAAAGAAATTTTCAACAGTATAACAGAAGCTGCTGAAAAATATAATACATTCACTGAAAACATTTGGAGAGCTGTGTCTGGAAAAAGAAAATCATGGCATGGGCTTCATTTTGTTTATACCGACGTTTCATAAAGCCTAACGACTAGTCGAAAGACGTAAGCTACAAGCTGTTGGTAGCTGAAATGGCAGTCCCCTATTTATAGGGTGAAGATATAGTCTAATCTGTATGGCAACATGCAGCAGTCGAAAGACGGATATAGTGTAGCGAACTATGTTGAATATTGTTATGTTAAGCGCTGTGACGGTCGTATTTTCTATTTCGACGAACTCACCAACGCCACCGTGACCCCTCAAGTTAACTATACCGAAATCAACGCTGGTTGGTCTCTGTATCCTGTTGCTTATCTGCCGGGTCAGTCCACATTCGAAATGAGCATCACTTCCGGTAAGTTTGAAGCTGACCTGTTCGTGATGACCAATGCTACTGAGTTCTCCACCAATGCTGCGTATCAAGTGCCCTGCACGGAAGTCCTGACTCCCGACGGGTCTAACGAAGTCGAACTGGCTCACAAGCCTGTGATCGGTACCGTTTCTATTGCTGGCATGGAAGAGACTGCTCAGACTGTTTCCAGTGGTAAGTTTAAGGTCGACAACAGTGGCGAAGTCACGAAGATTACCTTCTTCGCTGGTGATATCGCTGACACAGTGACCATTTCTTACTTCTACGCCGAAGAAGCTCAGGAAGCCAACATCGACAACCGTAGCTCTGCTATGGGTGAAGCCATCATGGTTAAATATAGCCACCTTGCTGCGTAATCAGCATTGAATAACCTATCTAATTCGGGGGAACTCTCTTTGTTTTGCCATAAGCAAAGAGACAATCGCCGAGCTAAAAATCATTTATAAGGAGCGCCAACAATGAATAACTATTGCGTATATGTTCATACGAACAAAATCAATGGCAAGAAATATGTTGGCCTTACGTCTCAAGATCCAGAACGCCGCTGGAAACACGGCTATGGATATAAAGGATCTACTTATTTCTACAACGCTATTCAAAAATATGGTTGGGACAACTTCACGCACGAAATAGTCGCAACAAACCTTTCGAAGAAAGAAGCTCAAGATATGGAATCCAACCTTATCCTAGAGTATAAAACTCAAGATGAAGACTTTGGATACAATCTTGAGAGCGGCGGTTCTGCTCCGCAACATTCTGACGCAACCATTGAAAAACTTCGTTTGTTGAACAAAGGACGCATTGTTTCAGAAGAAACAAAAAAGAAAATGCGCGAAGCAGACAAACTTCGGCCGATTCATAAGCACACTGAAGAAGCAAAATTAAAAATCAGTGCCGCGAAAATCGGACACGAAGTATCAGCTGAAACAAGAGAAAAACTTCGTAAAGTTTTCAGTCAGAAAGTAATATGTGTAGAAATGAATAGAATCTTCAATTCGATGAAAGAAGCTGCTGAATATTTCGGCTTAAGTAAATGTACAATCAGTGCAGTTATAAAAGGCAGAAATAAAACAGCTGGCGGATATCATTGGAAGCTTATAAATGATTAAATGTGGAACGACTATCCCGCAAGGGAGTAGGCTCAAGTGAGCCGAAAAGATAGGAGCCCTACCGAGTAAAGTCGGGGGCTGTGATATAGTCTGAACTCTATGGCGACATAGAGCAGTTCGAAAGAACGGGCACGAATTAACGACTCGTGTTGAACGTATTTGTTACCCCGTATACGGTAATGGCGATGATTGCACTGACAGCTCCATCATCGGTAAAGTGTTCGTGCGTGTGTACAAGTGCCGTGTTACCGCTCAGCCCGGCTTCGATGCCAGCTATAAGAGCGCCAACACCTTAACTAACTGTAGGGTGGCATAGCAGCAATGCTATGAAAAATAATCTCTCTTAAACGGGGAAACTCTGTCGGCATCGGCAGACAACCTACCGTGCTAAATTGAACATTTCTACAATATTTGGTATAACGATTAATAGGAGTTGATACATTTTGTGGACTGTTTACATGCACACTTGTAAAGTGAATAACAAAAAGTATATAGGGATTACTTGTCAAGTTCCGTATTATGCACGATTCAACGGCAATGGCAGCGGATATAAAACTTCGGTTCGATTCTGGAACGCAATTCAGAAATATGGTTGGGAAAACTTCGAGCATACAGTTCTTGCAGAAAACGTATCGAAAGAAGAAGCTCACCGATTTGAACGAGAATATATTAAGTTGTACAAAACCGAAGACGATAATTACGGATATGATATCAAAGAAGGCGGACAAGGCGAACACTTGCCGCAATCCGTAAAAGATAAGATTAGTAAATCAAGTATTGGAAAATCCGGCGCTACAACTGGTCGCAAGCACACTGAAGAAGAAATTCGCAAAATCAGCGAAGCTCAAAAAGGCCGGGCGTTTACACCGGAGCACTTAGCCAACTTACGTCGATCTCTGTCAAAATTCAGAGATCAGCCTACTCGATACATGCCAACAAAAGAGCAGATCGAACAGCTTGCAGAAAGATCCAAGATTAAAGTTCGCTGCATCGAAACTGGCCAGATCTTCGATTCAATGTCTGATGCCGCAGGCTGGCTTGGTGTTTTGATTTCCAATATGTCTAGAGCGATTAAAGACAATCGTGCATATAAAGGTTATCACTTTGAGAAATGTTCATAAAAGCCTAACGACTAGTCGAAAGACGTAGGGCCAAGTGGCTCGAAATGGAGAGCATCCCTTCGGGATGAAGATATAGTCTGATCTGCATGGTGACATGCAGCTGTTTTAATTTACTCAATTAAAACGGACATGAATTAACGACTCATGCTGAACATATATGTCCAGTTCACACTGGCGGCCATGGACGCAAAGCGTCCCGATGAAGCGACCTATTCTATCGCTTACATCAAGGATTAATCTTGCTAGCTAATAAGGTTTTATATATAAAGGTTACAGTGAGATAATCTGTTCGGGGATACTGTAACTACTACAGTATCCCCTTTTTATTCCAACAGAAAGAAGGTATAAGGATGCCAAAGGCAATACCGTTTCCTACAAAGCTCCGTGCGGAGATACCAAAGGAAGCAGAAAAGAAAACTACAGAAATAGATGCAACAGAACTTCTACAAGAAAAACCGGTTGTTTCTCCAAAGATAGAAACAAAGCCGGATATATCTTCTTTACTTGAAGAAAACCCAATAGAACAACCTCTTGTAGAAGAGAAACCAGAAATAACACCGCCTAAAACAGAATATCCGAAAGATGCTGATCCAGAAAACTGTGTAAAGATTGGCGGAAAAATAATTGAGATTAAGCCGACTAAAGTAAAGTATTTCAGAAATAAAACAGCTTCAGCTTATGGATGGTTGAAGGTAATTCCTCTTACAGAGTTTCTGACTTATGGCAAAGGACAGTTGGCGCAACTTGATCCAAACAGAGATTCTGACCAGATTTTATATGACTTTCTGGTAGCAGTTCTCGATAACTCTCAGCTTGTGCGGGACAACTATGACGAAATGTCTGCGGACGATGTTGATCGTATTGTCAAAATATTCGGCCGCATTAATCATATTGACGAGAAAGAGGAAGCGGCAAGAAAAAATCGGGAAGCCCAGGCGGCGCAGAAACACTAGATTTAGACGAAGCCGCTGCTGCTATAGCTGCACACCTGGGCGAAGTAAACGAAGATAAAATTAACGACATGTCTTATATTTGGTTTCAATCTGTATTAGCTGCTCTTGGTAAGAGACTTAACTTTGAGTCTATATCCAATCTTTATGGAAATGCTTTTGCAAAAGATGCTGGTAAGATTGTGCCTGCTGCAAATCCGTTGGTTAAGAACGGGGGTAAAGTTAATACAGGCGTTATGGGCTTAATGGGTAAGATCAAGATTATCGATACCAAGTCTGAAGACGCTAAGAAGACAGCGTTGAAGAAACAGCTTGGTGATATTAGCTGGGCTGAAGGAATATTCTAGAAGGGAGATTTAACAAATGAGCGTTAATAATCAAATGTACAAAATGTACAACGAAATGATTAAAGGTTATAAGGAAGACAACGACGGCTTATTTGAACATGGAGTTCGTTGTTGGATGGATTTAAACCCGGAAAACCCTTTTCCAGAAAATGAACCAGCGTTCGAGTATTTCTTTTTAATGCAGAAAGGATATTCTCTTTGGAAGATGGGAGCTGCCGACAGAAAAATTAATCGCAGGCGCATGCTTGAAGCAGCCTATAAACTCTGTGAATGCAATCCAAAACGGCCTTACAGGTTTGACAAGAAAGCGGAAGAAGCTGAAGAAGCTGCCCGTATTGCTGCCGAAAAAGAAGCTGCTGAAAAAGCCGCTGCTGAAGAAAAGGCTGTAGCTGAAGCTAAAGCTGAAGAAGAACACAAAACTGTGTTAGATAGAAACACCAATGATGCTTTTAACGATGAATTTAATAAGCATGTGTTTGGTGTTATTCCAGACGAAAGTGATATCAAGGCAAAAGAGAAACCTAAAAGAGGTTTGTTCAATAAACTATTTAAGAAACAAACACAGAAATAAATAACTAAATAAGGTTTGAAGGAGATTAAGGATTATGTTATATATGGAATTTATCAATAAGGCTAAAGAACTTACTATTGAACAACATGAGAATGGCATGTGGTATCTTCAGCCTGAATGGAAGTATATTCTTTATTCAAATGACTTAGCTGTATTAAAGTTTAGGGATTTCAGACCTGATTGGTACACAGTTGAAGACAGTTTAAAACTCGAAGTAGAAAAACGTAATGCCAGCGAAAGCAAAACGAATGCAGTAATGAAGTGGGTCGACGATGTTGTTAACAATAAGATTGACCCAACTATGCTTGAAGAAGAAAACGAACTTGTTGCTAATGCACTTGCGTTTGCACGATTGAATCACCAACAAACGGATGGAGAATCTACTGAAGAGTGAGGATAGATTATGGGTAAGTCAACAAGAGCAGTTCCAAGAGAAAGAATGTCTCAAAAGAAATTAGACTCGTTGATAATAAACCCAAGTCCTGAGTTTATTGAACGTCAGCATGTTGAAGTACGACCTGTTTTGTCAGGATGTTCAGAATACGACACACTTCATCCTGAAAACAAATTCAAAGAATTTTGTGCTTCTATAAGAGAAATGTTGACAAGATATGAGTATAACAGCAATCGGGTAAGTGAACTCGACCAACAAATGCAAGACTTACTGCATTATATTGAACTGTCTAGTGATAAGAATGCAAATGCAGGATATAAGCTGTATAAGCAAATATGCTCTGTTAGAAGAGAACGAAGAGCGTGTAAAAATGAACTTGATTTATTACAGCCTGTTTATGATGCATTTCACGATTCAAATCTTCTGACTAGGCTTACAGATGTTCAAGGTAAATGCAGGACAACAAAACAGTTTATTGACAATCGCGGATATACTGTTCGCACTGATATTTTAGAAAACTTATAAGAAAAACGGGGAGCGCTCCCTTTAAAGGCGCTCCCCTCTTTTATATTCTGTATATCCCCACTGTATCTTGCCGCATATCTTGCATTCGTAAACGTCTCCGTGTAAACCAAGTCTGTTTGTCGTATACATTTTTCCACATCCTCTGCAATAGTAGCCGATTATTCTGTTGCACATCTTACAGACGTATAACCCATCTTGTTCGTACTGTGTAATAAATCTTTCAGAACCACAGTCGCATGATAATCCGCTCAAGCTATCAACTCCTTAATAAGTCGTAATTGCCGCAGGAACGAGATTGTTCTAAGCGTTAATATATATCCCATTATTTGTAAATAATATCATATCTTCGCAACACTCGCAAGCGAGAAAGGAGAGTCATTATGGGCTTCACCATTGAAGGCGTAGTAAATATTGACGCCGATATTTCCAAATTTTCAAGTAAAATGGATGACATCGAAACGAAGTATACTCAAGCAAAAGAGAAGGTTGAAAGCGAAAAAATATCTACATCGCCTTTGGGTGATGACAGAACAAAAGGTGATGTTGAATCTTCTTATAGTTATATGTTTGATTCTTTTAATCAAGCAAAAACTATTCTTGCGAGTTTACAGAATGTCAGCACTTCCCTACCACAAAACATTCAAAAAGCCGTTAGTTCTCTTGTCGGAGGAATCGATCAATCTTTAACAACTCTTACTGGAAGTGTTACAACTGCCGGGAAGAAGATGAAAACATCTTTCAACGATGTTGGATTCAACAACAACATCCGATTTGCATCTGAAAGTGTTCAATCTTATACAAAAGACCTTCAAAGTGCTATCGAGAGCGCTCAAGCTTTAAGTAAACGGTCTCGTGCTATTGTCGACCAGAATGTTGGACAAATTGCAGCTGTTGTTAGTCCTGCGATTTCTCGCATGTCTATTCATGATAAAGCGAATATGTCTGATGCTCAAATTGTTGAGCAAATGATGACAGGACGGGATTATTCGCATATTCCTGCGTTATTACATTCTATCGGATTAAACAATGACAGACAAATGCGTGAAGCTCTTAACTTTGCAGTTAAGACTTCTTCTTCAAGAATCTTCCGACGTGACGCCGGTATGGGATATCGTTATGCTGGCATGAAAGATTCCGGAGATCCAATTCTTGTATCAGATATGGTGCAAGGCGCTTATAAAGATGCTCTTTTCTCTGGTGGACGCTATATTGATGAGAAAACCACACCTACACCAAAGACTAATGGTGCGTCCGATAAAGAAAAAACACGGGCTTATTATCAGGCTATTCGTAAGGAAATTATGCGCGGCAATAGTGTTGCGTATAATGCTGCGAGAGACGCTGGTTTAATTGAACAATCAAACGGTGAGTATTCTTTTGCAAAAGAAGGAGATGTACTAAATAATCCTGCGATGCTTAATCAGTTTGCAGGACTTGTTACTCGTGAAGCACATCATGCTCTTCAGGGACAGCCTCAACATCGCCGTAGGCTTGATGACCCAAACAATCAGTCTGCTCTCTTAGGCAAGGACAGTACTCGTATTCGTGAAGCAAGATATTTGATGAATCTTGACCAACGTCCTGATGCTGCTCCTTACGTTGAAGAAGATTATCAGATTCCAGAAGGAATTGGCTATCGCACAGGAAAACGAATGGCAGTTCCTGAACTGAAGATTCCTGAAACTATTAATATTCCTCGGATGACTGTTCGTCAGACTGCGCAAGGTGCTCAGTTGATGGTTCCTCGTCGTAATAAAAATAACAATCTTGTGTATGAGCCAGACTTGAATTTCCAATGGCAAAAACAAGGGGTTCAAGAAACTCTGGAAGATGAATGGGTTACAATGGGTCGTAACCCTGTTATTGACAGACTTGAACGGCTCTCTAACGTACAGACTTAAAACCAGAACTGCGTGAAGCTATTGCCGGATTTAAATTTGAAGACAGAACATTTGGTCGCGGATACGATAAAAACAACGAAGCTGTTGCCGGCGCTCCTCTTATCGTAGATGTTCCACTGGATTATTTCTACGATAAGAATAAATACGGTGAAATGCAATTCCGCACCAAAGAGAACGGCGACCGTGAATCTTATTTCTCTGGAGACAACGAAACTCTTATTAACGAGATGTACAAGGGCAATATTCGCCCTGTGCTTTCTTATGGCGGTAAGAATCTTGATTATCGTGTTTTCGCTGGTAAGACAACCGGAGGTGGCAGTCTTAAGCTCATGCTTAACTCTGCTTACGAAGCTCTTGAACAGGAAGATGCAGCTCGTGGACTTCCGTCCATGCTCAATTTCTTTAACGAGCTTGGTCAAAACGGTATTCTTATCAATCCGAAAACTGGTAAAGAATTTGAAAACACTGAAGCAGCCAACGCTGCTTATGCAAAATGGTTTGATGCCAGAAATAAGATTCTGTCTCACTCTGTTCCGATTGAATCTCTTGGCGGGAAAACACCTACAGCCGCTTTGGTAAATCTTGATGCTGCTTACAGCGCAATGAATATGCCAAAGAACAATCGTTTCGACGGCGGTGGATTCATTGACCCTGATGTTTATACTCAAGACTTTCAAGCCCGTATGGGCCCTGCTAAGTTCTTAGCACAGAGATTTGACTGGAAACAATGGTTTAAAGATACAGGTTATGCCTATCAAGGCGGAGAATATGAAGGTGACAAAGATTATCATTTCTTCATGCCGGGTATGACTACATCTGCTGATGATTATAAAAAGTACCGTGCTGCTTTACAGAGCGGTCTTGGATTAGGTGCAACGTCCTTTACAATGGACGGTAAAAAAGTAGACTTTGGGGGACAAACATTCAAAGACTGGAGAGACCAGCGTTTCGTTGACGTTATGTCTGACGATTATAAGGCTGTTCTTTTCGATACAACTCTGAAGTCTACAGCTAAGTTAAGCAGTGTTACCCCTGAACAATATCAAAGAATCGTAGCTGCTACAAGCGGAAAAGAAGGTACATCCTTTACTGCCGACCAGATGATGCAGGTAAAGAACGGTATGGTGCCGCTCTCTACAAAGCAACAGACAGAACTCTTTGGAATGATGGCAGACCCGGAATATGGCTTTGGTCTGCGTCTGATGAAGGATACAGAGAATTATGCAGGAAAGAAAGACTTCTGGTCTCCTGCATTTATGTCTGCTGTAATGATGACTCCTGCGTTAATGCGGCAGTCTCAGGAAAACTATGAAAAAGCTTTTCAAGAATTATCAACACCAGAAGGCATTATCAAGAGAATGTTTTCTGGAAACGATATTGATTCTTTAAGAGTTCAAAGAGACCCAAGCTTAATTTATCGTGATAAGTTTATTCAACAGTCTGTGCAGGCTGAAATAAACGACCTTGAAGATAAACAAATGCGTGGGTATGCCTACATGCCAGGTTCTGCTCAAATGCTTCTGGCTACGGCAAACCCTACATTTCTGGCAGCGATAGGCAAAGATATGACCGGGAAGGAGCTTTCCGGTATTGCTGCCGAGTTGGCTGTTGGAGAACACGGTGTTATAGCTCCTACCGTAAGCCAAGAAGGAACGATTAACTGGACGCGTAGTCCTTATGCTCCCGGTGCCAGCTTCTTTGCGTCTCCTTATGCTAGAACGGCAGCTAACAGATATAGGCTTTCTCAGAACTCTGCCATGTTCAATGTTGAGGATTTCTATACACTCAACACAGGTGACTTCGACGGGGACTTTGTTTGGGCTTATCAAACTCTGAAAAACGATGAAGATTTCAAACAAAGAACAGAAGAAAGAAACCGTCGTGTGCAAGAACTTGCCGCTAAGCGTGAAGCTGAAGAAGAGCGAATCAAAGCACAAGACGAAGCGATTAACGGAAAGCAGGATAGAACTGTCGAACACGATGTTACTGGCTTCGGTACAGCAACATTAAGAACAAACAATACTCTCGGCCCTATTGGCCTTGGATACAAAGAAGGACAAGCTTGGCGTCAGATTGAAGCTACGCCTGAAGAACTTGCCCAGATTGATGATTATGCAAATAACACGTATGCTAAAGGTATTGATATGGTTAAGCATACGGATGTTAAAGTTGCTCAGGCTTTAGGTATTGCAAGAGAAGCTATGAGTACTCGTCAGCCAATTGAAAGAATGACCGATGCCCTGCTTTCTGAAAAAGAAACAGGGTCTTTCGGTGCTACCGATATCTTTAAATATGGTCTTCCGACTTATATTGACCCTATTGGTACAAGTATTCTTTCTGGCGCGGCCGCCGGGCGAAGAGCCAATGTTAACTATGGCGAACGTATTAAAACAGCGATTAGAGATAATATTGAGCATCGTTATGTCGGTGCTTATCAAGAAGAACGTGACTTAGCCGACTGGTATGGAAATCTCTTAGGTGGTAAACTTTCCGGTGAATTCCAGATTTCAACTCTGCAAGACCTTTCAGAAGGCCGGACAAAACTTTCGGCTTTGGGAGCTCGTATAAAAGCTATTTCTGATAAGAATCCTCAAGCTGAAGAGCTTAAGGATATGCAAGATTTGTATCGACATGCTGAAAATGCTTTAAAACTTGAGGAAACACTTGGTTATAACGAAGGCAATATTGAAAGCATTAGACGCTATAATGCAGCTATGCATTGGGATAATCCTGTTGAAAAATATGGATTTAAAACCAAGAGCGAACAGGATGCTGCAACCATTCTGTATGAACGTGAACAGGCTGCTCGTTATGCAGAGGCCCAACAATCTCGCAAGAATGAAATAGCACAAGTTATTTCTGAACAAACAGGCAAAGTTCCTGGCAGTGTTGATGAAGGGTATCTTGCTGACCGCCTTATGGCAGCACACATGTTTACTGGATTCAACTGGTCTAATGCTAAAAACTGGATGAGTGGTACACTCCGTGCTAATGGAGCAATGTATGGTGGTCTTAGACAAGAAGACGGTATTACATCAACAGTTGATGTTGACTACAATGCTGCCGTTGAAGAAGCCAACAGATTACGCTATACGCACGGTCAAGGTATGTCTCGCAAAGAACAAGTCGCAAGACAAATTCTTACAGGTGAATCTTTCACGGATGCAGATGCCATTGTAGGTTTGGCTGCCCATGCTTATATGGATGCTTATGGTTCTGCTAGAGCTTTAAGTGAAAGAAATTCCAAAGGTGAGTTCAGAACATCTGCTGAAGAAGCAGCTAATATTGCTTACAAGGCGTTTGAAGACGAACTTCTTGGTAAAAACGGTGTGCTTTCAGATGAACAAAAGAAAGCACGTAAAGATGCTGGTGATATTACCTTTGGCAAGCGCGAAGATGGTTCTTTATATGCTTCTTATGAAGGCGTTGCTGAAAACCAGCTTTCTAAAACACAAACAGAAACACTTGCAAGAATTAATAATAAATTAAATCTTGCAAGCAGGAATGAATATACAAACCAAGGTTCTTTGGATAAAGTAGCTGCTGATTTCTATGAAGAAGCGTTCCAGCGCAAAGCTGGCGATCATATGATTATGACCGAGGGAACTCCGTTTGAACTCGGAGACGATGGTCAATTACATCAGGTTGCAATTCGTCGTAGAGAAGGACATAATGGCATTTGGATGAAACCAACTCGCGAAGGAAGAGAAGTTATTGATTTTGAACGTTATTCAAAGAATGCTTCTGGACACACAGTTGTTTCTAATGCCGGTATGTATTTTACTCCCGACATGATTAAGAAGGATGATAATGGAAATATTACCATTGTCGATTGGAAGAGTAGCCAACATGGTCAGAAAGACGCTTTGTTCCAGATGGGCTTTTATGCTCATCAGCTCGAACAGCTTGGTCGTCAGTATCATGAAACAGGCGACGAAAGCTTAAAGTGGTATGGTCAGTTTGTTGATAAAGATACTGGACGTTCAAGAGTTACTGGTTTGCAAGCAGTAAACATGTTCGGTAAAAAGGGAGAAGAAGTTCTTTCTTATAAGTATACTCAAGAGTGGGGCGACCAGGTATCTAAATCCGTTGAAGGCGGCATGCAGGCTCTTGCTGAAGACGCTAAGAAAGGTTTCTACAGTGTTATTAAAGAAGACATTGGCGTTCGCACAAACGGAAGACAGGTTGGTGGTAGTCGCCCTACTGTTGCTCCTGAAGTTAGAGAAGAAGACGCTCATTTCTCTAATCTTGAAGAAGCTGGATTAATTGGAAGATTGTTAAGCCCGCTGCAAAAGAGTGATGAAGTTGCAGCTGGCAGAACAGGCATTAAAGATGCCGAAGGTCATTATATCGACCAAGATAAATCTTACCTTGTTGCAAAATACATGAAAGACAAGGAAGAACTTGATGAAATTAATGCTTTTGCTAACAAACAAAATAGATATCTTAATAACAGAAGTTTTGAACAACTTGACCCATTTACAAGAAACATTGATTCTCTAAGGCAGAAGTTTACTGAAGACCAATATGCTACTCTTCAGAAGTATATGCGAACAACCGATGATAGTGTTTATCTACAGCATGCTCCTGACTTAGATTTAATGTCAAAAGATTTTAGTGAGACTCAGCATGAAGCATTGCAAACAACAATGCGTCTTATGGGTCTTCGTCGTCAATATGTTCAGCAGCTCGATAGTTCAATGGGGCTGGATTATAACAACATTCTCTATGGCGAAGGTGACGAACTTTCTAAGCTTCGTTCTGGTACTGCAAAATATCAGAGAGATTTAAGTGCTCTTGAAGCAGTTCGTGCTGAAAGTACTTTATATAATGCTAAAACCGGACGTTTTAAAACAAGAGAAGAACTTGATGCCGAGATTGAAGCCCGTAGAGATAATGAATCTGAAGACCAGTATAATGCTCGTGTTGAAAAAGCTAGAAAAGAAAATGAAGAGCTTGCTATAGAAAGCAAACGCTTACAGACAAAATATGATACTCAAGAGAAATCAATTAGAGAAGCCTTCGGTACATTCGAAGGCGGATGGATTGAAAACTTTAAAAAGAGTGCTGAATATCTTAACAGCGGACTTGGCTCTTTATTTAAAGACGGGTCTATTGATACAGCTGTTACTGGACTTCAAACTCGCGTAAGAGATTATACTCGTGAAGCTGACACGAAGCTTCCAGATGATAGATATTTACATGGAACAGATGAAAGAGAAGCTATTGCAAGTCTTGTAACAAGATTACAAGATCGAGCAAAAGAATTCGAAGGATTAAAAGGTTCAGAACTTGAATCACTTCTTGGCTATGGAAAGCAATTTGATGCTGCGAAGTTAAACGCTATTAAAACCGGTACGCAGATTTCTCAAGAAGATATCCGCAATAAGGCTATGTATGACTTTGCAAGTATGTATGTTCGTGCTAATCCTAATGCAACAGCTCAAGAATTAATGGAGAGCGTAAATACATACGGACAAACATATAATGCACAGCACAAAAATCAAGAGGATCTTCAAAATCTACAACAGCAAAATCAACTTACTGCAATTAGAGACCAGAATGAAGTCCGGAACCAGCAACTTGAAAGACAATTTGCTCAAGCGAATCGTCAACAGCGCATGCGTTACAGTACTTCTCGTATTGCTAATGCTATATACGGTGTACAACAAAGACGGGATGCTGCAGAAACTCAATATGAGAATATCAATCGTCAAGTTGCAGCAGAACAGCGTACTCAAGCTGAACTTAAGATGCGCATGGATAATGCTGCTCCAGGCAGTGAAGATTACAAGAAAGCTGCCGCTGCTTATGTTCAATCTGAAGAAAGACTTAAAGGATTGACTCAAGCAGCTGGTACAGCTAGAGAACAGCTCAAACAGTTAAATTCTGCTGGAACGATGAGTAATGCTGTATTTGGAGCATTCAGCCAAAGTGTCAATATGTTATTAACACGTTTTGGCCGCCAGCTTTTCCAAAAAGCATTGACCGAAGCAAAGAAATTTGTACAAGAATTCGATAAGACAATGACGTCTATTCAGATGATTACTTTGAAATCCGATGAACAGATGTCTACACTTGGAGACAGTCTGATTGCTAAAGCTAAAGAACTGAAAATCTCTGTAGCTGAAATAACGCAGTCTGCTGAAACGCTTTATCGTCAGGGCTTATCCGACGAAGAAGTTGACGAACGACTGGATGTTATTTCGAAATTCTCTAAAGTTTCCGGCACAAAGGTTGACGCTGCAACCAAGTTGATTACGGTTGCAATGAACACAGGTCTTGTTACAGACCCACGGATTGCTGCAGATGTTGTTACTGCGCTTGGCGACAACGCCGCAACAAACGCCTCAGAAATCGAGAAAGGTATTGAAAAGGCTGGTGCCGCAGCTGCTGCAGATGGAACAACATTTGCTCAGCTTGCTTCAATGCTGACTGCGATTACATCTACAACACAGATTGGCGGAAATGTAGCAGGTCGTACACTTAACACTATATTCGGCAGAATGAACAAGATAGGCACAAACGAGCTTATCTATGACGAAAACGGAAATGCTATTTCCGGATCTGATGTATCAAAACTTCTTGCGGCTCAAGGAATTCGCACTTATGATGAAAAAGGAAATAAACGTTCATCCTATGATGTTCTGTACGACTTGTCACAAGTTTGGGATTCTCTTGAAGACGCAACTCAGCAACAGCTTGCTTCTCAGATAGCAGGAACTCGCCAGTACTCTAACTTTGCCGCAATTATGCAGGGTATGTCAGAAGGCAAAGTCAGTGAGTACATGTCTTTATCAGAAAATGCAGAAGGTATTACAGATCAGAAATATGAGATTTATACTAAAAGTTTACAAGCTTCTCTGACTGATCTTAAAAATACTTTTGACGCTCTTGTTGAAGACCTTGTTGATAAAGGTTATGTTCAGGATTTTATTTCCGGCATAACAACAATGATTAATGGTGTAGATAATCTGGTAAACGCCTTAGGCGGATTACAAATGGCTCTGCCTCTCGTAATGACCCTTGTCGGGGCTTTAAACGGCCTTAAGTTTGGAGGAGTCGGAGCTCTTGTTGGTGCTGCCATCGGTCTTGGCTCCTATGCGGGACTTACGGCTCTTGGACAAGGCGACAACAATGTTGACTTTGAACAGATCGCCATTGACGGACATAAGAAACAGACAGAAACAGCAAGATCCAATCTTGAAAAGGCTCAGAATATGTATGAGTCTTACAAGAACGGAAGACTATCTGAAGAAGAGGTATCTACATTTGATAAGCTTTTATCAGACATTGATGTTTCTATTTCAGGAGCTTTCTCTGAAGCTGAAAGAGCTGCTATTGGGTTAAGCGGAACATTCGAAAATGTCAGCGATAAGCTTGACGCTTATGCTGCAGCAATCGAAGCTAAAGTTAAGAAGGAAACAGAGCAAGAATTTAGAAAATACACCAGCGTAGACCTATCTGATTTGATTGCATCACGATATGAAAACGGTGACGGAAGAACATACACCGAAGACGAAAAAGCGTTTTATGACTATATAACCGAACATTACGCAGACGACGGGACGATCGGATGGGGCCACAACGGAGTTGAAGATTACGTTCGGGATATTGTTTCCCGTGGGTTATCAAGTGATGGCAGTGTTAGCCCAGGATATTTTCTCGATGTTTATAGAGACAGAATAAATGAATGGGTCAAACAAGGCAAATTCATCCAAGCGTATAAGAGAGAAGGAGATGAATATACTCCAATTCCTTATACGGACATCCAAGATTTGTATAGAGATCTTGCTACTTATGACTTTGTTGACGAAAATGGAGTTGAAACTCAAGCTGGTAGCAACGTAAAAAAGCTGTTTGAATTGATTATGACGTCTGGCGGCGATGCTGGCTTCAATGAAAACATGGAAAGCCAGGAAGCTTTTGCCAGAGATATTGTTTCTACTACCTATGGTGAAAGGCTTAAAACTTCTTTATCTAAGCTTGGTTATGTAGATGACAATCTTGCATCTCTTGTAACTGATGCGTATATCGATTCCGTAATGCAGGGCGTCCGCGGTCAAATAATAGAATCGAATGCAATTGGTGGAGAGCCTGACATACCCGGAGCGATTGCAGACGAGTCTAAACGCCTTTTTGGCAATATGTACGACTTCCTTCAGGCCGACAACCCTTTAAACGCGTTCCAAAATTACGTTATTGAATCAAAGAAACAAGATACGGAGTTCTTAGAGGAACACGCGGAAGAACTTAAAGGGCTAAACGATGAGGGAATGTCTGCTGCTATCAGAGGAATTCTTTTCCCGACGGTTCCTGCTCTTAAAGAGGAAGAAGTTCAAGAGATAGCTCAGGATGTTCTTCACGCTGGCGCTGCGACAGGATATTCTACTTGGAGTACGGATAAATCTAATGCATATGGATTAGCCGCTGACGCAATGCTTCGTAATTTTGAATCTGCCGGTGTTTCAGACGCAGTATCACTTCGTGCTTATTTGCAAACAACGGACGGAAGAGACTGGAAATATTTAACGCAAAACAACGGAGAACTTGCTCAGCTTGTAAACTCTATACAATACGACGAAGACGGAAATATCATTAATCCTGATGTCTATAATCAGATTATTGATACTTTATATGCAAACAGCAAAGCTCGTGGTGCTCGCTTTGTTCCTGAACAGGAAAAAGCCGAAAAAGCTCAGTCCATGCTTACTTCTATCGCCGAAGGCGAAGTTGGATATCTTTCTTGGGATGATGCCTTAGCCGCGGCAGAAGCAGAAGAACAAGCAAACAGAGATACATATGAAGCATCAATTCAAGAAGCACTAACCAGAACCAGAGAGAAATACAAAGAAACTCAATCGCCTGAAGAACTTGAAAAAGGAATGGCTCGTTATGAAGAGTTGTATCGTGAGAACAATCCTTATACCGGTCAAACCGCAGAGCAGATTGCTGCTGGATACCGTATTTATACGGCAGACGAACAGAAGTATCTTAAAGAAACTGTTGGAGGAGAGTTATACGACAGATTAACCGGCAAAAATGGACAGACCGCATCGATTGAAGAACAGGCTTATGCACAAACTTTAGTTAACAACAAGAGATATGGTATTTCCGGATTAACATCACGTCAGCAACTTGAGGGAATGCATGATGTCCAGAGGATCATATCTGAAGGTAGTTTAGCAAACTATAGCGAACCGGTTGCAAATGCGTATATGGCTCAATTTGCCGGATGGGGCGAATATTCTTCTTTAATCAAACGTCAACAAGCAGGAGAAATACTTAGTCCGGAAGAACAAAAACAGCTTGAAACACTTCAACAGAACTTTGATAACATTGTACAAAGCGCTCAGATTAAAGTAGATATTGAAGGAGTTCAGCAGCTTGAATCAGCCGGAAAAGTAGCCGAAGGAACTGCTGCTGCTATTGAAAAACTGAAAAAAGGCGGAAAGATCGCTCTCGAAGTTTCTATAGATGCTCGCAATAAAGCGTTCTCATCTGGCCAAACTCGCGCAAAACTTGCGAATGGAACGGTTGCCGAACAAGATGAAGCAATCATGGCGCTCACCGGCGTATCTCGTGAACAGCTCTACGCAACTGACACGAGCCGTGCGGAATACATGCGCATTGCTGCACGCGAAGAGCGGCTGAGCAGAGAACAAGAAATTGACAGTATTTGGCGACAATATCAAGAAGCTGACCCGTTAAGTAAGATTCATTATCGGAAGGCAGCGGAAGATCTTGGCTATACCATAGGCGTAGAAGGATATACTTATACAGGTGTTCCTGAAAACGCTCATGCAAGTTCTCTTGCCGGAACTCAGCGTAATTATACCGATGTTGAACTTGCAGAAGCCAGATCTAACCTACTTAATGGTACTTTAACAAAAGACAGTAACTATGATCTGTATTCAGCTGCTGTGTCTGGGCTTGGCACATATGGCTATCAAGTTCAATACAACAAGGAAAACGGCATAGAATCTTCGGATGAACTCGTTCGTCTTGCAAAGCAAGAAGCTGAACAAGCTGCTATAATGGCCCGTGAACAGGAGACGCTTGAAAAGGCAAGACTTGGCGCAACAACAAGCGGTGGAGCCCTGTCCTATGCAAATCTTGGATATCAGCAGGGCAACAAGGCTGCGCTTGCTGCAAACGACATTTATCGCGGTCTTACGTCTGGTGGTATTGAAACAGTTGAAGACTTGTCTGAAGCTGTTAATTCTCAAGACGTTCAGAACTGGAAAGACCTGTTAGAGTCTTCTGAAGACGTTCGTAAAGCGTTTGAGCAAGTTGGAGCCAGAGTCGACAAAGACGGAACTATTGACTTGTCTGGAGTAGAAGATGCTGGATATAATGCTGCTTCTGCTCTTGATGTTCTGACAGCTGCTGTTGCCGGCGCCTCTGATGCGTATAAAGACCAAAAGAAAATATATTCTGTTGGTGAAAAGTACGCTCAAGCAGAAGCTTTTCTACGAGGAGAAGGCGATTTCTCTACAGGCTATGACGCTTATTCCGAAATAATCGGTAATCCAGAGCTTGCGCAAATCGCATATAATAACAGAAGAGAATATGATGAGCAACTAAAGCTGTACAACGACCAACAAAATACTTTAAATTCGTTACCTCTCCAAGCTCGTATTGCTACGAAAGCGCGGCTGAGAGACAACGGAGAGCTAATCTACAAGCCAACTTTGGATATCTACGGCGGAATCAATTCTGAAATTGAACGTCGATATATCGAAAGAAAATGGGATAGAGCAAAGTATGGCAACACAGAATTAACAGACGTCGAACGTTACGAGGGATTACAAGACATTCTTGCTGCAAGCAAATATGGCGAAATCAGAAATCTTGGTAAAATCGGAGCGTTTGACGAATATACTCAAGGCATTGAAGGCGCAAGCGACTGGTTTAGAGCTACGGAAATACTTCAAGAGAATGGCCTGTCTTGGGACGACTTAAAAACTAATGCTGAAAAATATGATGTGGTATCGAATTCGCTTAATGAAATTTACGGCAATTATAAACTGGCTTTAGAGGCAAATGAAAACTTTGAAGATGCGATAGCCGAAACCGGTAGAAAGCTGAAAGTTAGCGGCGATTATCTTGACGCGTTTTCCATTGGACTTAAACGTAATAGTTCAAATATTAAGGAAAATAACGCAGCCAATAAAAGCTGGAATGAAACTATTTCGACTGTTTTAAAAAATCAAAAGATTCGTCAAGATTATATAAAGTATAAAACTAAAGCGGCCGAAGTTGCATCAATGGTTGGTCTCAGCAAAGAAGATGTGCTGAAAAAGAATAACCAGCAAGATGTCGAAGAGCAGCTTAAAGCACAAGAACAAGAAGATCTTGAAACCGTTAATTCAATGCTTGAAGGTTACCAGGCAGATTTGATAAAAGAAGCCCAAGAGTATATGTCTGGCAACAACTATGAAATAACTCCAGAAGTAGAAATTGACATTAAAACAAATGGTTACACTGTCGTTTCCGAATCCGATCTTGCAGGTATTGTTGGCGAAAAAGTTGCTGCTGACATGAAAGCAACCGCTGCTGCTATGAACGGGCAAGGAGTAGAAACAGAATATCAACTATCATATGACGCTAACGGAGCTCCTCAAATTAAAGTCGTAGCCAAAACTCTTGGCGAAGGCAGAGGAGGAGGTGGTGGCGGCGGAGGCGGTGGTAAGTCACCGCTTGACACACTTCTCGAAGAACAAAAATATGAAATTTCCGACATACAACATCGTGTTAATATGAACGACATTGAAACAACACATGCTGGTCGGATGAATAGTGATGATGAATACTTAGCCGGTATTCAAAAAGACATAGCGCTAAGACAAGAATGGGTTAATATTCTTGATAAACAGGAAGCCAAAATACTTGAGTATATTAAAACTGTTAAAAAGGGTTCCGAAGATGAAAAGAAGGCATATCAGGCTTTATGGAGCGTTCAGGAAGAGCGGGCCAAAAAGAATGACGAGATGATCGATTCCTTAAAGAAGGAAACTGATTACAAGCTTAAACAACAAGATTACGAAGATTATAAACGAGATACGGAATATTCCTTTATCGATACTTATGCTCAGGCTGCTATGTCTCAAAACAGATTTAGCGATTATGAAGCATATTCTCTTGCGAAACAAGAAAACCTTCGCGGTCAAATCGATGCCAATCTTCTGCAAGAACAAGAAGTTATTGCAGAAATGGCCAAGTACGAGGAAGATTCAGACGAATACAGAGAATCGTATAAGAAACTTCTTGAAATCAGAATGGATTCTGCAACTAAAGAAAACCAAATGATTGAAGAAGAACAAAATCTTATACGGGAAAGAATTAACCAGATTGCTAAAACTCTACAGTATAATGACATGACAAACACGTCGTTTGAAAACAGAGCCAGCATTATGGCAAACGTTTATCAATCTGGCGGATACATGGATCAATACCGTGAAGCGCTTAATAAACAGATCGGATATAAACAAAACTCTCTTGAAAACACTACAAAAGCCAGAAATGATGCAATGGCAGAAGTTGAAAGGATTAGAACCAATCCGAGTCTTTATGGCGCTATAGCTTACCCGTATTATTCGGAGCAAGGTATTGGATCAGCTGCGTCTGGAAATACGTCTTATGGCATCGCTGCTTATCAGTTTGACTCGGAGAAGGGCATTGGATCAGCTGTGTCTAGCGATACGCCTGTGCCTGTTGGCCATCCAAACGTTGACGTATATTATGAAGCAGTTCAGGCTGTTTATACATACGACGAAGGCATCGTGCAAACTACGGCAGACTTAGAAGAGCTTAAAACTGCATTAACTGAAGCAGATATTAAAGAGATTAACGATAATCTTACAGATGCGACAATGGCTCTTGAAGCAAAGCGCAATCAAACAAAAGGCTTAATGGAAGAAGCTAAAGAGCTTAGAGATTATGATAATTATAATAAACTTGCATTACAATCTGTAGAAGAAAACGAAAAGCTTGCAAATGAAAAACGAGACGCCGCAGGTAGAATTCTCGCACTGATTCAATCTGGTAGATTAACACCGGAACAGCTGCGTCAGCAAACACAGCAATATTATAGTCTGATGGGCGAATCTGAAGATCTTGACCGTGAAAGCAGAAGACAAAAAAGAGAAAATCAGCGCGAAATAAATTCTCAGGTTCTTGAAGATATTAATCAGCGTTCTGAAAGTTATAATCATAATATGAACCTTGTCCAGTACGAACAAACAAGATACCAGAACAGTGGAGAGATTACAAACCTTAATAAAATGATTGGACAGGAAAACGATCTTCGTCAGGATCGCAGCAAACAGATTGAAAACGACATCAAACTTGTCAAAGATCAAATTGAAGCGACTAAGGACGATGCTGAAGAAACAGAACGTTTGACAAAGAAACTGAAAGAACTCGAAGAAGAAGAGATTAAGAACAACAACGAGATTGAAAAGAACAACAAAGTAATCAAGGAAAACATTCAGAAAATACGTCAGCTTCAGATAGCAGTTGAAAAAACTGTTGACTCCGAAATCGAGAAACAGAAGAAAACACAGAGAGATATGTTGAATTCCCGTGTCAACATGGAGAATCAGATTCTCGATGTTATTCGTAAAAATGAGCAAGAGAAATGGAACCTTACTCGTAAGTCTCTCGAAGAAGAAAGAAAAGCTTTAAACGAACGCAAGAAGAATATCGACGAAGAAATGAACTACAAGCGTAAGATGCTTGATCAGGAAAACAAATACGAAGAGCTCGCAGAACTTCAGAAACAGCTTGCTTTAATTGAAGCCGATCCTACCAGAAGCAAAGACGCAAGAGAACTTCGTAAGCGCATTGAAGATCTCAACAAAGAGATTTCTATGACTAAATACGAAGACGAAGCTCAAGCCGAAAAGGAACGGATTGACGAAGAACTTGAAGGAATTGCCAAGTATGAAGAAAAAGGCGAAAAAGATTTACAGGATCGTCTTGCCGACGCTAATAACTTCAGAGAGCAGATTTATAATCTGTTAGAATCCGACAACAAACAAGGATTCGTAGATTTTATGAAAGAGATCAACAGCTCTTACAAGAACGCCACTGAAGCTCAGCGCAAGCAGATGGAACAAGGATGGGATGATACATGGAAGACCATGAAGCACATCCTTGAAAATAATGGCAAAGAAATTGCCAAGATCCTTAAGTCTGAAGATTCGTACCTGAACTTCATGATGGGCAGCGACGAGTATCTGAATGCTGAAAATGACAACAAGAGAAATAGTCTTATCTACAACTGGAGTAAAGCATATGAAGATTGGCAGGCTGGTATAAAAGATACGGCTGAGTTAGTTGACTTGCACGATCATCGAATCGCTAACGGCAACGGCGAGATGAACAATATAATTGATGAAGCGTATGATACGAACGTTAACGGTAAATCCAGAAAAGCACCTGAATTCCAGGAAGGTGTTAAATACGACACTCAGTATCAAAACGACGTTGTTAGCTATCTGCAAGACATTGTTGAAATAATGAAAGCTCCTGCCGGCAAAGCTAAAGAAGTTGTTCCGGAAAATGCAGATGAATCTGCTGCTCAGCCTGAATCTGAAGGGCCTGGCGGAAACAGTGGATCACCATCTAATTCAACGAAATATGCTTATCAAGTTCATGGAATAAACCCACAAAATGAAAAAACTGTATTCGGGACTAATTACAATTCTGAGACCGATGCTCGAGCAGCTATGCAAAAAGCTCTAAAACAAAGATGGACGAATCTTGACATTGATAAAATTAAGAAATTCGCTTCTGGTGGTCTTGTGGATTATACAGGCCTTGCATGGGTTGACGGTACCAAGTTCAAACCTGAAGCGTTCTTGTCTACCGTCGATGTAGAAAATATCAGAGCTCTTACGAAGGCGTTGTCTTTTGTGACTGTTCCTAGTTTTAATCTGCCAAATCTTGATTCGTTCAACGGCAACAGTCAAACAGTCGGAGATATAAATATTACGATTAATCAGGCTGAACTCAAATCCGACGCTGATTATGAAGAAGTTGCTCGTAAGGTTGGACAAGCTTTTACGAAGCAACTTTCGAAAGAAGGTTTCAATCTTAGAAGTTATGCGTTCTGAGATATCCTAAACATTTAAGAATTGGCCGGAGAGATTAAAAAATTAAACTTTTCAAAAACACACATAAAGGGGATAGGAGGTTTCTCCTATCCCCTATCTTAAAAAAAGAAAGAAGGTGAGAAAGATGTTAGATGGATTTACCTTTTGTGGCTTTGACATCGCTGATATCGGATTGTCGTATGCTCCGGAAATGTCAGATACGTATGTTTATGCTCCGGCCGAATCTTCTTATCACGAAGAGTCTTATGAAGGACATAATGGTGGATATTTCTATGGAGCAAACCGCAAACCTAAAGAATTTGTTTTAAGATGTTATTTTCAAAACCGTCGCATTGACGACGGAATTATGGAACGAGTGCACGCACTTTTCCGTGTTGGTAAGTCAGGTAAATTAGTGTTCGCAAGACGGCCGTGGTGCTTTTATTACGCGACAGTTATCAGTTGTGTACCGGAATATACTAACTATATGAACGGTACAATCAAGATTACAATGAAAGCATATTATCCGTATGCAAGAAGTGATAGTTTTGTTTGTAAGCGTACAGAACCTTATTATGAAAAGATTATGCAAAGTACAGCATTTTTTAATAAAGACGAAATGGTTTTACAAACATCTTTCTCGGCTGTAGATGGTCTTGCTTTATCTGCTCCGCAAACCAAATCTATTATTCTTGCAAACCCAGGAACAGAAAGAGCAGATGTAGGCATTGCTATTGCAGGCAATGTAGAAGACGGAGTTATTATATCAAATCGCACGACAGGGCAAAATATAAAATTCGTTGCTATGTCAAAAGCTACAACAACAGATCAAAACAAATATGTGTTTGTAGACGGCATAAGCGGTAAAACAATTATTACCGGAGGCGGGGAATCAACAATCTCATTCTTATATCACGACTCCGGTTTCCTCAATCTTGATCCGTCTTATCCTGCTTTACGGGAAGTTTATGTGAATTATGCAGAAAATTCAAACATCATTTCTATTAAAACAATGCTCTATCAAAATGTTATCGGAAAATATATTTTTCTGGATAAATGGAGAAAAATCGTTGAGCAAATTGATAAAAACACCTATCGCATCAGCACAAGATGTGAAGCAAGCGGAACATTAAATTCAACAATTATGTCTATGAACGAATTATATATTCAGCCGATAAGCGCAATTGATTTAACAAAATTAGACTTTATTTATAAACCGACGTTCGCGTAAGAAGGGCAGGTGGTCAAGGTATGCAAAGGCGAACTCGCAATTTAAGTTTAGTGGTATGCGATTACAATAATAATGTTTTATGCAATTTATACGACAACACTTCAGACGCATCCGGCCAAGCGTCGGATGTTTTTGTTACAACTGAACGTAACGGATGGAAAGAGTTGAACTTTCGTATTCCTTCTACTTGCACCGGCATAGATGGTGAAGAAGAGAATTTTCGGCTTCAGTTTTTAAAAGCCGATTTCAAAATTCGTCTTGTGGACGATTTTGAAACGGATTGGTATTTGATTTCTGAGCCGAAAATTACACACAATAACTTCTCCAAAATGGTTGAAGTCAGATGCGGCCACATCGCACAGCTGCTAAAATATAAAGCATTGGATCTTGAATTCTCAGATGAAGAAGGAAACAATGTCGGTACGGCCAGCATGTTGTTGTCTACAATTCTGGAAGGCACCGGATGGAACGTAGGCAACGTTGCAGAATTCAAAGAAGACGACAAAATAACGACTAAAGTCAGAAGCCTTGTTGCCTCAGCTAAAACCGGAGCTTTTAAACTTATCGAAGACATGTGCGAATTGTTTGACGCAAAACCAATTTATCACGGAGACACAAGAACAGTAGATATTGTTCCGATGAATCCGTTTTCGAAAGAAGTTTTGCCAGGAGAGATACCGGAAGAAGTATTAAACGAAGAACTAAGAGTACAAGAAATTCATTACGATAAGGCTTTAAAAAACATTACCCGTACCATCAATGCTGAAAATATTGTAACAAGACTATATGCATACGGTGCATACGGAAGCCTTGAAACAGGCTTTCTATCTATGCAAACCTGTTCTCATGAAGAGTTTGTTTTATCGGCTGGAAATTATCCTGTAGGTACAGAATTTGGATTCGAAGATTCATATAACGCAAAGTTCTATTTTAAAAACACAGAAGCGATCACTTCTTCCACAAAGCTTGTTTATAATAAGCTTGATTTCTTATCCAGAATGTATGTGTGGAATGACAGCACAAAGAAAGCTTACCGTGTTTATTCCAAGCCGGAAAATGCGTCCAGCGTCGTAACGTTGAGTACAACTCGTAACGTAGTAAAGAATGTATTTCCTTATCTTATGAGTTTCACTTATTATGACAAAGTTGGACTTCTTACAGATGGTATGCTTCAGATGCTTGCAAGATACCAGCAGGAAATGCCATCTTTGTATGATCAAAGCGTTCAGGCTTCAACTGATTTAAATGCTAACTTAAGCAAGCTTAGCGAGCTGTTTGAATCTCCGACCGGGTTTCTGAAACTATCTGTCGGTTCTTACGATCAGGACACAGACAGAGATCTGATTATGCGGTTCAATATAAATCATGGAGATCATGGTGTAATCTACAGATCGGATTACGATTCAGCAAAGCGCAATTACTTTTCATGGTATGTTGCTAAAGCGTTAAAACCAAACGGACAGGTAGAACATCCGCCGGCAAGTATTGTTTATATTATTCATAATACAAATCCTGTAACTTGGGAAACGGCTTATGTTAAAACGATACGAAACGATCAGGATGTTATATATGCAGACGCGGACGGAACACCCGGAGCATTTAATTACGGTCTGGATGAAGGCGAACCGGCAGCAATTTCTTTGCATATTCAAAGAGACAGTGTCCCGGCTCTTTCTTCCAATGATAGTATTTTCTTATTTTGTACTCCTTCTACTTATGGTATGCTCGGTGCAAAGCTGGATACTGTTAAAAGCAATGAAACTTCTTTGCAGACAATAACAAAAAATGGTACTCAAAGCAACCCTGTATATTTTGTAAAAAATACAGATCCTGCGCCTTCTCTTACAAATGTTCTTTCTTCTTACGGTTGGTATTATAAACATTTTCCAAATACGAACGCAATGGGTCAGTTATATTTCTGTTACGGTTCAAGAGGCGACCAGGAATGGAAAACTGTTTATACACAGAACACTGCTCCTGCCGTTGTTAATGGTGATTATTATTATAATACCAAAGAGAAACATGTTTATCATGGAGAATCCGGCAAATGGGTTCAGTATAAAGATACGAACGCAGACACAGATCTTGCGGCTAAATTCAGTTCTGTTCTTTTGCTTTGTCAGGAAAGAGAAGTTAACCTGAAAGGTGTATACGAAAAGTATAGATACACAGGAAATAATGCTCTTGTCCCGGATAACTATGCTTTTGTAAACGAGTATGGTTATCTGTATCTTTGTACAACAACACTAAATGTTGCAAAGAATGGGTTGTACATTCAAACTACAAGTCCGGCAAGAATCTTTCAAGATAATACTCAGGAGAATACAATTGGATACGCCCAAGTTAGAAATGAAAGAGTTGCATATCCAAAGGCAAATGAATTTGTAGATATTGCTACTACTCCCGGTTCTATTGTGAATGGCGTTGATACAAACAGTAATGATTTTACAAGAACTCAATACTTTAGCGGCAGATCAAATATGTCTTACTCATATGATCTGCCCGCTGATTCCACAATTCACGAATACGACGGCGCTAAGAACTTTCTTAAACAAAGTAACGTCGGCGGGACTGGTGTTTTAACAACAAATGGTAAAACAGAATATATCAGGATATCTTATAAAACAGCAGCATTCAGAACAAATCATTATTTCAGAGTCACAAAATATAACACGATTCTGTATTATGACAACGAAGTTTATAATATCATCACAGCCATTACAGGAGAAGGACAGTTAAACGGTGTATATCCGTTGTTAAAGTCCTTCCCTACTCTAACCGATACAATTTACATAGATAATCTAAATGATTATAAGTCAGCCCAAAACGAAATCAAAGAAAGGGATAACGAGTTAACCGTTACTCTTGGTGATTTATTGCGCGAAGGATTCTGGCAGGAAAACAACTATGTAGAAGGCGATGAAGATAAACTTTACAAGGATGCGATGGATAACCTGAAAGAGATCTGCGAGCCGGAGATTATATATGATATTTCTTATCTTGATTTGTATGATTCAAATAAAGATATGGGATATTCGATTGATCCAGAAGCCCAATATGTTATAGGAAATACAATTGTTAATGATGTAGAGTGGCCTGATACACAAATTACGGACGCGGTACATCTGGTTGATACCGACATCGATGTGAACTGCTGGGCTTATATTGACAAGATTCGTAAGTGTTACGATCAGCCGTGGAAAACAGAACTGCAGATTAACACAAAACTGTCTCTTATCGATCAACATAGCTTTACAGATGTAATGGCTCGCATTGCCGAAGTAGCAAGCGAAACAAAAGCAAATCAAACAATATACAGCAGAAGCGAATATATTGGTTCTACCGGTAGAATAGCTGTTGATTTGCTTGACGGAATGATTAACACAAATAAAACTTTGATAATGGGCGGTGCTTCAAACTGGTATACGGATGAAGCAGGACACATGATTTTTGAATCAACAGACGGTACCAGCGCTATGATGCTCGGCGGATACGGTTTAATGATTGCAAACTCCAGAGATAAATACGGAGACTGGGAATGGAGAAACTCCATGACAGGTCAAGGGATTGCTGCGGATGTGATTGCGGCTGGTTTTATTTCTGCGAGAGAATTGCTGGCTGGTTCTATTACAACCGATATGATTCATGCCGGAGTTGGACAAACGCTTGAAATCGGAAGTAATAAAGCGTTAATGCTTTATGCAACAATAGATGGGTTTAAACCAGCCGGTGGAGTGTTAACACCCCATGCAAATCCAGGAGATTCATATATTGAAATCGCGGCTGCACAAAACGGTAATCCTGCATATATTAACGTAGCTACAGCTGGCAGGCTTAATATTCTTGCCGGATCTGAAGAAAGTGTTGACGGTGAAATCAACATAGAATCCACTGGCAAACTGAATATTAAATCCGGCGGTGATATGTCTGTCGATTCTGGTGGCAAACTTGATATCAAGTCAGGATCAACTTTAACAATTTCATCTCCTAATTTCAAAATCAAAGATAACGGCAATGTTGAAATTGAAGGAAAAGTAACGGCCACGTCTGGTAAAATAGCAAACTTTGAAATCGCAACTTCCGGAAACACGGGATACATTCGTAACGGTACGCAGGATATTAATTCTACTGCTGCTGGTATATATATGGGAACCGACGGGCTAAATATCGGCGGAAAGTTTGTATATAAAGTATCAGATCAAAGCACAAGCTTAAAAATCAGTGCGTCAAGTTTAACTTTAATAGGATCAAACCCAGATACCACACTTCAAAGCGAATTAGATAATGAAGTTATAGAATCTGTCAGAGTATATAAGATTAATAATATTGCTTCTGGCGGAACAAAGCCTACACCAGATAATACTTGGACTATAAATATTCCAGCTATAACATCTTCTAACAAGCACTTATGGAGCGCTACGAGAACAACGAAACGCGATAAAACAGTAAGCTATACTGAAGTTACATACGAAGGAAATTTAAGCAATCTTTCAGGCATTCCTCTTGGTTTAGTGGCTGTGCCGAAAGTCCAAAGCACAGGTATTACAATCGATGGAAATAATATGACTGTTGGTGCTACAGGCAAAATGACCGTGGCTGCAAACGGCGAGTTAAAAATTGCAAATTCTGACGGGAATAATATGATTGCAATGGATAAAAATGGCATTTCTATTACTAATAATGCTAAATTATCTATTGCTTCTGGAAAAGAAATGAACATTGTTTCTGGCGGTGTGATTAAAATAGGCCAACAGAATAGCCAAAATCAAGGCTCTCTTTTTACAATAGGTTCAACAGAAGGCGGAAACGCATATATATATTGTAAACGAAATAGTATTTCGCAAAAAGATATTACGGGAATCTATCTTGGCACAGATGGTATCAATGTTGGCAAAGCGAACAGTCATCATTTAATCGTAAATCCTTCTGCGGCAGGTACCCCAGCAGATCCAGTAGTAGACATTGAAGGAAATATTAAAGCTACATCAGGTTCTTTTACGGGAACTATTTCTTCTCAAGATGGTAATATCGGAGGTTGGAAAATAAACAGTTCAAGTTTAACAGGCAATAAAACAGGTTTAGCAAAAACAACTAATGATACTGATATTGCTATTTGGGCCGGTAACGCTACAGCTTCTTCCGCTGCGTTCAAAGTAAGACAGAGTGGAGCAGTTGAAGCTTCAAATATTTCTATAACTGGTGGATCTATAACGCTTAAAAACGGCAATACTACTTATTTCTCAGCAAGTGCCAGTGGTGCGTCAATAAACGGGAAAATACAAGCAAAATCTGGCGATATCGGCGGATTTACAATTTTTAATGAGGGTTTGTATACCGGTGAAAAAACAGGCATTGTAACATCCAAACAGGGTATATATATCGGAACCGGCGGAATTGGACTTGGTGCAAACAATGAATTCTGGGTAACTGAAGAAGGCCGAATGTCTGCGACAAGAGGAACTATTGCAGGATGGAACCTCAGTGATACACAATTAACCGGAACCTATCTGGGCCTTGAATCAAAAAGAACAGATGATGCAACAACAGCAATTTGGGTTGGAAATACAGGAGGCCCCAAACTTACTTCTCCATTCAGAGTTACGATGGATGGAAGCGCATATATAACAAAAGGAATTATTGCTGGATGGACGATGAGCGGAACCCAATTAACAGGTTCTCATATTGGCCTTGAATCAAAAAGAACGGACGATGCGACAACCGCTATTTGGGTCGGAACTGCTTCTCCAACAACAACAACGCCATTCAGAGTAACAATGAATGGCAATATGTATGCTACAAAAGGTAAAATTGGAGGTTGGTTTGTTGGAGGCGACAGCATTAATACGAACGCCAGCGGTCTATTAAGCAGTGGCAGCGGAGATAATTATGTTGGCATCGACGGTGGTACGTCTGGTTATACGCATGCTTTATGGGTTGGAGCTGAAGGTTACAGCAACGCTCCGTTCAGTGTAAAAAGAGACGGAACTGTTACAATAACTAAATTATTGGTTTATGACCCCGACACTGGCGCATCGAAATCCATAAATTTATACCAGGATTTTACATCGGCTCGTAATGTTGCTGTTACTTCATGGAGTCACAGTGCAACTCCCACTGGATATCCTCCGTCATATGTACATGTTACTGTCGTTGCGAATTTATCAAACGGAAGACGTAATTCAACTAGTTTTGATATTCCGTTATAAACATTACGAGCCTAAATCAAAAAACATTAAAGGAGATTAATTATGAAACAGCACCAGATTACGAAGGCATATAAAGATTCAGAACAATTAGCTGATATTAAAGATTTTCACGCAAAGGAACATAAATTAATTTTTGATTTACGGAAAAAACTTTATCCTCATGTCGAGTTTCAAGCCGAAAGAGAAGAAGCTATTCGCGCAAAATACCTTCCGTTCGTCAATAAAGAAGGTGTTCTTGAAGGCGACAAATATCAAGAATATCTTACTGATGTTTTCGATCTTAATAATATGGAAGTTGATGAAACTATTGAGAAAATCAAGCTTCCACTTGTAGATGGCATTACTTTTAAACTGATGGAGGACCTGGAAGACTTTATCGAATTTGTAAAAGAATAACGAACATGAAAGGAAGTGATCGAAATGTTTCATCCAGGGGAAACTATAACGCATCGGTTTATTATCCCCTTCGCTGTTGGGGAAATCGATTATGTTATAGTTTCATATAAACAGAACGACCACATCATACTGGAGAAGAAAGTCACTTCTGACCAAATAGAAGATATCCCAGAAACAAGAAATCTTTCTATTGTTCAGTATGAACTAACTCAAACCGAAAGCCTACAGTTTGAAGACTGGCGCAATGAAGATTGCAACAACAGTTATACAATGCAGTTAAATGTTTATACCACGAGTGGAACACGCCATGTAAGTAATGTACTGAAAGAGCAAAACGGCATTCAGTATCACAGGGAGGTAATGACACATGATTGAAAACAATACAACTCCCGAATCTAGTAACATATACACATTCTATCCAAAGTTTAGTGAATTTGTTACGCTTTATCGTGGTGTTTCCCGTGTCTGGATTGGCAATGGTGACTCTCAACATCCTGCTAACCCTGATGCTCCTGCTTATAACGATACGGGTGTCTTATATGCAGTTTACGCAGACAATGACGATGTTCAGATCATTGGTCCTGTTTCATCTTATGCGGACGCTGTTCAACAAGGAGTTGCCGGGCCTGGAACCCCTTATGACACTCTTCAAAAATGGCTTCAGCATATCGTAGATACTACTCAGAATGCTTTAGATTCTGAATCTTGGGCAACAGGTAAAGAAGGCGGCACAGATGTGCCGTCTACACACAAAGCATATCACAACAACTCCAAGTATTATTCTGAGGTAGCCGGAACACATCGGCAAGGAGCCGAAGCAGCCCAACAAGCCGCAGAGACTGCGCAAGGGTTAGCCGAAACTGCTCAGACAGCTTCTGAATTAGCTCAATCTTTATCTGAAACAGCGCAAGCTGCATCAGAATTAGCGCAAAGAAGATCTGAAACTGCGCAGGGCTTATCCGAGACTGCTCAACGCGCAAGCGAAGCAGCGCGGGGAGCCGCAGAAACAGCGCAAAGACGAGCAGAAGCAGCGCAACAAGCAAGTGAGACAGCTCAAAGTTCATCTGAAACAGCTCAACACGCCAGCGAAACTGCGCAAGGTTTATCTGAAAATGCGCGAGATGCATCTATAACGGCCCAACACGCTTCAGAAGCAGCTCAGCAAGCAAGTGAGACGGCCCAAGGTCTTGCCGAAGATGCTCAACAGGCGGCAGAGACGGCTCAAGGATTGGCGGAAAATGCACAAACAGCAGCAGAAACAGCACAGGGACTTGCAGAAACCGCAAAAACCGCTGCTGAAACCGCTCAGGGTCTTGCAGAAGATGCCCAATCTGCAGCAGAAACTGCTCAAAGTTTAGCTGAAGATGCACAATCAGCATCCGAAACGGCACAAGGGTTATCAGAAGCAGCGAGAGACAGAGCTATTCTTGCAGAAACTAATTCTCGGTCTTCACAGTTAGCATCGGAAGCTGCTCAAGCCGCCGCAGAAACAGCACAAGGTTTAGCTGAAAACGCTCAGAATGCCGCTGAAACAGCACAAGGCTTAGCCGAAACTGCACAAACAGCGGCAGAAACAGCCAAAGGTTTAGCAGAGGCTGCACAAACTGCATCAGAAACCGCACAAACCGCAGCAGAGACAGCTCAAAGTGGAGCAGAGACAGCGCAGACTGCGGCAGAAACTGCACAAGGCAGAGCAGAGACAGCACAGACTGTGGCAGAAACTGCACAAGGATTAGCTGAGACAGCACAGACTGCTGCTGAAACCGCGCAAAGTGGAGCGCAATCTGCGCAGACGGCTGCAGAAACTGCACAAGATCTTGCCGAAGATGCAAGAGACGATGCTATTACAGCAAAGACAGACGCTTTAACAGCGCAACACAATGCAGAGACTGCACAAGCCGCAGCTGAGACAGCACAAGGTTTAGCAGAGACTGCTCAAGCAGCTGCTGAAACCGCTCGAACGAATGCTGTTACTGCGGCAACAGGTGCTGCAACAAGCGAATCAAATGCAGAAGCCTGGGCCGTCGGTCAAAGAAATGGCATCGACGTAAGCGCTGGCGACGACACATACGAAAATAACTCGAAGTATTATGCAGGACAGGCCAGAAACAGTGCAACCACTGCTTCTACAGCTGAAACTGAAACAAAAGCTGCAAGAGATAGTGCAATTGCCGCAGTTGGCAAAGGGGCTTATATATCTCCTACTACAAGCACATGGATTACGTGGGATTCGTCTGTTAACGATTGGGTTGATACTGGCGTAGATGCCAGAGGTATCGTTGGATCTCAGGGTCCTAAAGGTGATAAGGGCGATACAGGCGACTCCGGAGTATATTACGGCACGACTGAGCCAACTGACCCCGACATGACGGTCTGGATCAATCCAAACGGAACCGGAACTTATATTCCGGCAGTAACGTCCGCTGATAACGGGAAGTTTATGCGAGTTGTAAATGGAGCGTGGGCAGCCGTAACTGTTCCGGCCGGAGAGGGGGCTAGTTTCTAATGTCAGATCATATCGTACAAGATGCAAGTCTTACTGCGGTAGCAGACGCAATCCGTGCAAAGACAGGCAAAAGTGAACCTATGATATTTCCGGCTGGTTTTGTATCTGAGATCGAAAGTATTTCCGGAGGCGGCGAAAGCAGTGGCGATGATGTAAAGTTCTACGATTATGACGGAACTTTAGTCACAGCATACAGTGCCTCTGATTTCGCGAACCTGTTCTCTATGCCTGGGAATCCATCTCATACAGGACTTGTAGCTCAAGGTTGGAACTGGAGCCTTGCAAAGGCTAAGGCTTATGTTGCTAAGTATGGTAAACTTAATATCGGACAGATGTACACTACAGATGATGGCAAAACAAGAATTTACATACATCTTGACGAAGGTCGTACAAGTCCAATGTTAGGCATCAGCACTAACGGAACGGTTGATGTTGATTGGGGAGACGGGACGACGCACGATACACTTACTGGCAGTAGCTTAACTAGTACAGCATGGACACCTGCGCACGATTATGCTGCTCCAGGGGATTATGTTATAAAACTTACGACAAATGGACAGATAGGATTTTCTGGAGAAAATGGCAACAATACAGGCAGTAGGATTTTACGTAGAGCTTCTGGAGGTAATAATATAAATTATTACTATAGAAACGCTGTAAAAAAAATAGAATGCGGAGAGCATATCGTAAGTATTGGGGCATATGCGTTTTACTATTGCTGTGCTCTCTCCAGCATGAGCATCCCTAATAGTGTAACGAGCATAGGAAATATGGCGTTTAGCATGTGCTATTCCCTCTCCGGTATAAGTATCCCCGATGGCGTTACGGGTATAGGAAGCTATGCGTTTTACAATTGTTATTCTCTCTTTAGTGTAAGTATCCCTGATGGCGTTACGAGTATAGGAGATAATGCATTTAACAGCTGCTTTTCTCTCTCCAGCATAAGCCTTCCTGATAGCGTTACGAGTATGGGAAGCAGTGCATTTAGCAGCTGCCATTCTATCTCCAGCATAAACATTCCGGATAGCGTTACGAGTATAGGGACCTATATGTTTAACAGTTGCGAATCTCTCCTTAGTATAAGTATTCCTGATGGTGTTACGAGCATAGGAAGCAATACATTTAATGGCTGCGAATCTATCTTTAGCATAAACATTCCGGATAGCGTTACGAGTATAGAAAGCAGTGCGTTTGCTAATTGCTATTCTCTCTCCAGCATAAACATTCCGGATAGCGTTACGAGTATAGGAAGTAGTGCGTTTGGCAACTGCTATTCTCTCTCAAGCATAAGCCTTCCAGATAGCGTTACGAGTATAGGAAACTCTGTGTTTAGAAATTGCTATTCTCTCTCCAGCACAAACATTCCTGATATGGTAACGAGTATAGAAACCTATATGTTCAACAATTGCTATTCTCTCTCCAGCATAAGCATCCCTGATGGCGTTACGAGTATAGGAACCGTTGTCTTTACCAATTGCCATAGCATTAAAGAGTTACATTTCCGTTCTTCAACTCCTCCAACTCTTGCGTCAACAAATTCCTTCACAAACATCCCCGGCGACTGTATCTTCTACATTCCCGCAGGCTCCCTCGAAGCATATCAAAATGCAACAAACTGGAAAAGTTTCGCAAGCAGATTCGTTGAGGAATCAACATGAAAATTTTATAAGAAAGGAGTTGCTCCATGGATATTCTGAAAGTAAAAGTAAACGGTCAATGGGTGCCAATACCAGCCATAGCGGGGCCAAGAGGACCCAAAGGCGATGATGGAAACGCAGGCCCGCAAGGTCCGTCTGGCCCGCAGGGCGAGCGCGGCTTGCCCGGCCAGGGCGTTCCTTCAGTAACATCTTCCGACAATGGAAAATACCTTCAGGTTGTAGATGGGGAATGGTCAGCAGAATACGATTCCGCAATTAAAGTTGCAGAAACCGACGAAGACAACTCCGATCTTGATATTGCCGATGCTCAGGGAAATGTTCTTGCCCGATTCAGTGAAGGACATGTGGAGACAAAGAAGTTCCACAGTAAAGATCTTCGCTCAATCGGTTTTGAGTACCTGTTTGACAACGGAACTTTATATCTATCTTACGGATATAACAACACGCATGATGCTGTAATCGGCCTGAATTGTGGAAGAGCGAACGGCTTGTTCGATTTTTCTGTAATGAAGCTGAAACCCGTGGATATTTCCCTTAAAGACGCGGTTATTAGTGAACTGCCAACGGTGTGGACATCCACAACAGATATGCACGGCCCGTTTCAGTTTAATGTTACCAATAATGCGGATGGCTACTATGCACAGAATACGGACCCAGGGTTTGTTGGAGGAAATCATAAAGTAGCCATCAACGGCGTCGACGTAGCGACAGCGCAGTCTATCTATGTTCAGTATTACGCTGACGGCAAGCCCGTTACATCCGGTAACGGAAGATGCGCACACTTCGAGATCCGGTGGGCAAATGATATTCAGGCTTACAACTGCGTGAAAGCAGATGGCTCAGGGCGAACAAGTATGAGAGAAGTTCATGAAATGATTTTCGATGGGGTTTCTTTCGACGAAGAAGTCACGCTGGTGCCTTTTGAGGAAATCAAAATGCAGCTGTGGTACGGTTTTCAATCGTTTGGTTTTGGTACTGTGTACGAAAACATTTCGTTTATTGACGGAGCAAACAGAAGACCATACAGCAGTTCTGATCAAAACATAACGAGCGGAAATGCAAAAACAAGTGGAATGGTTCTTGCAGGTAGTAATCACTGCCTGAAAATG